CTCAAAAGTCCACAGAGAGGCTATTAGCAGTAGAGAAATTCAATGGAAAGATATTAGAGCCTTGCTGTGGTCAGGGGCATATATCAAAAGTATTAATTCAACATGGCTACAAAGTTACCTCTAGTGACCTAATAGATAGAGGCTATGGAACGCCTAAAGTTGACTTTCTTATGGAGACTCAAAAATACGATAATGTTGTCACTAATCCCCCATTTAAGAACGCTTTAGAGTTCGCTGAGAGGGCGTTAGAGCTATCCAGATATAAAGTGGCATTACTCCTCAAACTGAGCTTTCTAGAGGGTGTAGCAAGGCGTAATTTCTTTAAGAGCTATCCACCAGAAAAAGTATGGGTCTTTAGTCAGA